TCACGTATTTCGCGTATTCTTCAAGCGGCACACCCAATTTTTTAGCAATAGATACTTGGCTAGGGGTGAGTCTAACCTTTGTCTTTCCGCGCCCTGACGAAGAAGAACGGGATACTCCAGCGACCGTCTGGGCGGTTCGTTTACTGGCCCCATTAAATTTTTGCGGAAACTCTGTCTGTATCCGCTCATCAAGCTCACTATAGTAGTCCTCACTCTGCGGGTCAAATCCTTCGCTTTCCACCATTTTTTTGTGGATACCAAAGGCCGCAAAGGTCATAGCCTCATCCTGCCCAAACCATTCATTACGAGACGCCCATTCTACGGCTTTCGGGTCCGTGGGGGGCGCTTGTGGAACGGGCTGTTGAGCATAATTTGCTTGGTTTTGCTGCGCTAATTGTTGAGCATACGCAGCTTCCTGTGCGGACTGTTGCTCTTGTTGAGCTTTAGCCTGCTCATAACGATCTTGTGCAACCGCCAACTGGGTCATGGCTTTTTGAGCCGCTACGGTAGCGTCCACATCCCCTAGCTCTACCGCTTTTCGTAAGTCCCCTTCGGCCTGCTGCTGTTCCGCAGTGATGCGACTACCGTATTCAGACACATAGCCTTGATCCAACTGCTGCATACGCAATTTAAGATCATTTGATTCGGTTTGAACATTTTGGGCGTATTTTAAAGCCTCTTCTCGTTGCCTTTCGGCTTCCCGCATTTTCTTTGTTAAACGATCAATGCGTTTTTGAACCGTAGTGGTGTACTCTTCTTGCTCGGTTTTTTCTTCAACGTCCCGAACTTCAATAACTTCAGCGTCACTGACCTCCTCCCCCACCACAGGACTTTCAAGAGACACTTCCACATCCGGTGCGTCTACATCAAAGTCAAGGGGAACTTGGTTATCCGTCTTCTCTGCTACTGTTTGTTGTGCTTCTGCCATAGCTGCTCTCTTTTAGATATTAATAATGTCATCGGGGTCAAGAATAGTGGCTAAAACCTCATCATCATTAATGATGCGGACCTCGCCTCCCTCTATTCGAAGTCTGGACCCTGCGTACCTAGCAATAATGATCCAGTCCTTTTCCTTACACCAAGCCCCGTCAGGAAATTTTTCCGTATCCTTATAAGCTAAGGGGCCTTGTTTTATGACATAGGAAACAACCGTTTGTATTTGACCTTCTTCAAGGGTTTTGTCCGGTAGGTGAATACCTCCGTCGGTCGTACCTTTTCCCCGATAGGGGAGAATCAGCAGTCTCCAACCCGTAGGGTTGGGCATTCTTTCCAAAAGCGTATTATCAAGAAGAGTTGGGTCCAGTACACGCCCCTCTTCTTTAACGTACAGATTTTCTACCTTTTGAGCAGCTTCAGTCATCCAATTGCTCCTGTTTTTCTAGCAGGCCCGAGAGTTCCTGTAAAATATAATTAAGGGCGTTTAACTCACCCATTAGTTCTCGATATTGTTCGATGGACTTTATACCATTATTTTCCAAAACATCCAGTACAATCGTCTTTCGTTCCTTAATCGTCCGTTGTATGAACTGAACAATCTCAAAGGAATCCATATAGCTTCAACCCTCTCTGCTATGCGTTGATTTTTCAAGCAATTCAAGTAACCGCAAAATTAGCGCAATAATTTCCTGATCCTCTTCCGTGTCCAGTTCAACCCTAATTTTAGCCATTTGGTTTCTTGACTAAACTAATCCTCTCTTTTTACCCCTAAAGACATATTAGCGGAGAAGGACCGGCGCTCCCCTTCACCATAAAAAGGGTATGCCGCATGAAATAAATAAGAAGGGAAAACATAAAGGTCGCCTACTTCAGGTTTAAGGCATAAGTTACCGGGACAACACACCAACGAAGTGCCGTAAATAAAGTCCAAATATCCTTCCGTCGCTTGTTTATCAATATGCTTGCTGTTGCTATCGGAAATGGTTTCGGGAACCTTTAGGTACAGTACACAAGAATAACTCCCGCTTGTGTGCATGTGCGTTGGATTATAGTCGTTCTCAAAAGCGCGAACAAACCAGCTTTTATGGACCACTAAACTTTCCGGAATTTCAGTTTGTTCTTCGTTACGCTCCTGAATACAATGGTCATACAAACCTTTGGTAAGTATGTACAGAAGATTTCCGAAATTGGGCACCTTCTCAAGATCACAAGACCATTCTTCCCGTACGTGGCCTACTAAATCTTTGGAAAGGTTTAATTCTTCCCGACCATCCGTTTCCAAAATTTCATCGCAATGCAAATTAAGCGCATCCAACATAGCGGGAGGAACCGTTGCTTTTACAAGACGAGGTCCAAACGGTGTTAATACCGTGGCTTTGATTTGCTGTTCGTTCATTTTCATTTATGCTTTACGCGCCTTTATCGGTCCTCGACTTTTCTTTTGAGCCGCTCGACGAACCAAACCAAAAGCTCATGACACTCGTCATTGATGACGTGAGGCTTCCAACGATGATCAACAAGACGGGCGTCATACTGTCTGATGTTTCGACATCTCCGACGACAATAATGTAAACCAATGCTGCATAGGAGCAAATAAAAAGCGTACTCAACAGCAGTTGCGGGACCAAACTCCCGTTATTCATCATTGGTTTCGTTTCGTTTGGCATTATGTCTGTGAATACAATTTTTGTAATGCACCGTCCGGCTATGGCTCTGGCGCAACGCTTTCTCCATGATCACGCCGTTTTTTGCTAACGATTTATAGTCGTCGCCCGTCAGCGCCATATATTGTCGCTCGTGGATTCCGGCGACGGCGTGCCATCTTACCGGCTCCAAAATTCCGGGCGTATACGCCGGGGGGGCCTCACAGGCAACCTCACTCGCTAAAAACTTCCTGAAGTAATTGTTGCCTAGCGTGGAACACGCGCTCAGTTGCGACAGTAGCACGATCAGCAAAATCGATTGCATTAGTTTGCAACTCAGAGTCCCAATCCAATTTTTGCAATTCTTCAAAAGAATTAAACTCCGACTCGATGGATTCCATCCGCTCCCGAAGCGCGGCGAGTTCTTCGAGTGCAACGTTGTGCTGTTCTGCTTCGAAGCTATCACGTTCCGAGTACGCTTCTGCTGTCGCCTTGTTTCCAGCTTCCGCGATGACCGATTTTTTCCACTGAACATAGGCAAGTGTCGCCGCTCCAGCAAAAGCGGTGAACAGAAGCACCAGCAAAGCTATTTTCTGAAGCCCAAACATCTGTCAATACGACCATAACCAAGGCCGCATGTTGTTTGTTTCAGAGGCTGTCAAATCGTCGAGATGAATGAATCGCCCGGACCCTTTTTGAGCTATTCCGATTCCCGAAAAACTCATGCTCATGGCGATCTTCAACAGAGCATGTGCATCATCGCGCGAAACCCCAAAATCTATCGCTTTGCCGCTCGTGTGCGGCCCGCTGGCTCCCGTTGACGACACATTGCTGTTGTGCTCTGGGCATCGATACCCACTAGTGACTCGCAGGGGCTTTCCGAAATTATCTCGCAAGCGGTCAATCCGATCTAAAAACTCCGCATCCATCGGGCAGGCGGAATTACAGAACCGCCCACACCGGCATTGGAGTTCCTCCTTGCTGAAAAATTGTCCGTGGTCAACAATAGCCATATTGGTTCCTCACTGCGCTCCCGATAGCTAGAGTATCAGGTGCGCTTCCTCTTTCGTGACGTATCTGTTTTTCCACGACGTTTATCGGCATTCCGCATCGCGATGGCTATCGCCTGACTCTGTGGATAACCTTCGTCCATCAGCCGCCTGATGTTTTCGCTGATGACCTGATCACTGGAGCCCCGTTTAAGCGGCATGTCTAGGCCAGCGTGAAGCGACCGCCTCGTTGGGCAGCACCCATACCACGTTTTTGGCCTACCGTGATTTTAGCTTTCCCGATATTCGGCGTTTTTTCTTTAGTGGCCTTGGCATAAGGAATACTACCCTGACCTTGAATAACCGCCTTGTTTTGCGGTTTTGGCGCTTCTACCGGACCACTAATAATTTTTACTGCACCCATGTTATTGCCCTCTATTGTTTTGCTGCTGTAAACGCATTATCTCACGCTCGCGAGCAGCATCAATACGGGCCGCTGTTTGGCCCTCCTGACTCGCGAGACGTTGTTGAAATTCCTGCCCCTTGCGGATTTCCTTGCTTTGGTCAAGCTGCAATTCGGCTTGATCCTGTGCAATGTCCGCCTGACTCTTCTGACCCTTAATCGCCAGTTCCTGCTCTTTCAACGCGACCAACGGATCAGGGCCTTCTTGTTGTCCCATGTTCGCAATTTGGTCACTCAGCATCTTCAAGTTTTGCATTTCTTGTGCAATCAGTTGCGCCGTTAAGGCCTCTAGCTCATATTGTGCTTGACCTTCATCAACAGCCCCTTGCTGACCCGCAGCTTCACGCTGCTGCATAAACATAACTTCCGCCTGTTCCTGCGCCTTGAGCTTGGCATGTTCCATTACATGCTTCTGTAAAGAAATGGCTACCGCAGGCATTCCCTGCACAGTCCCAGAAGTACCAAAAACTATATGCGCCATAATATGAGCATCATGGTCCTGTCCGCTAAAGGCCTTCAGATCTGTAGTTTCCAAGGAATCAATATTCTCTTGTGCGGGATCTTTAGGCGCTGGTTCATCGGTGGAAGGCGTGTTTAATAACTTGTCGATGTCCCGTACGCCCAACGCCTCATACATGCGCCGAAACGCCTCATGCAGGTTGTGCATTTCTGGAGCCTGCGTAGCAAGCTGCATCTGTGTTTGCGCCAGCGTGATCCGTTGGGCCTGAGAAAAAACATTAGGGTTGGATATGGGTAAAATATCAACCCGATCGTCAAAATCCTTCGCCTTAATGTCTCGATTAGCATTTACAACCGCATAAGGGTATTCCGGTGGTAAATAATCCGCCATGACCCGCGAAAGAAGTTTAAATTCCTGCCGCATGGCATAGTGCATTCGTTTATGCACCGCACTCATCACACGAGTGCCCTGCTCCAACATGGCAATCGTCGTACCGACTGCCGCACCTTGGTTACCGTCCCCAACCTTCAAATCCGTGATGGTGGCAAATCGCTGTCCCGCTTCAACTACAAAACCTAGAAGCTGAAATAGCGTGGAATCCGGGCCTTTAAAAGGCAAAGGCATCAGGCTGTCCCGAATGGCTCCCCCCGGCGCATCCACATCTCGAAACTCTCCGGGCTGTAACGGATCCTCATCATCCCGTATCCGTAAACCACGGGCCTTAAACCCTGCGGGAAGGTTCGACAGAGTACCCGCGTCAATAAGCTGACGCAGTGCCGCCGTAGCTGTGCGGGACAGGCCACCAATCGTGTGGATCAGGCCCAACCCATAGAAACCAAATCCGGGCAGAAACTTATAATGCACAAAATACTGAATCTTTCGTTTCTGTGGATCGTCTTCCTGATAATTCCGACGAATGGATAGTACTTGTCCATTATCTTCACTAAGGGTAACGATATAGGGGATCTTTATTCCGGTGGGTTCTCCATCCTCTCCGGTTTCTTCATACCCCGGCAGATCCAAGTCCACATGACATTCCAGCAACGTACAATCATAGTCGATAGTCGAGGGATGAACGCCCTCCAGATATTCCAACTCCTTGGATATACCAGAGCTTTCGGATTGCGTAGGATGAACCGGAATATCTCGATAAAATCCCGAAATTTGTTTTTTACGCAAATCGTTAAGCGGTGTTCTGACAACCTGCGTAATATTTGGGCACGTTTCTAAATCGCTTGCTTCAAAAGGAACGATAAGATGTTCCGCAGGAACAAAACTGCTGACCGCGCGTTCCATGGCCTCGTCGTAATACACCTTTTTAAAAGTGGAACCCGCCAAAGGCAGGTAAAAAAGCATTTGATCAAATTCTGGCGTGTACTCCTCCATCACATTAGTGATGTAGTAATTCATAAACTCCTGAACACGCCGAGACTGCTGCTCCTTTTCTTCTGTTAAATCCCCCAAAATGACCGTTCTTACGGGTCCACCGGGAGGCAGCATTTCATTAAACGCCTGTGCCTGAAATTGCGTGGCCGCTTCAGCCAATAAAGGATGGGTAACGCCGGTTGCACCACGGAACGGCTGGGTCCGCTCCTCGTAATGAAAGCCCAACAGTTCTAATCCGTTGGCATAGGCATCTTCCCAATCCCCACGCGACGTTTTGTTGGCTTCAAACTCGGCAGTTAATTCGTTAGCAATAACCGCCAGTTCACGGTCATCCAGTTCTTCTGCAAGATTATCAAAAAAGTTTTCAGAACCTCTCTCTCTGGAAGCGTTTGGATCCAGATCAACAGTAACGCCGCCATCCTCTTCTTCCGCTATCTCAATCCCCTCCGGAATTGCGTCCGCAGAAGAAAATAAGGTTCCGGGCTGCTCGATCTCAATATCAAGAGCCATATCGTCTAGGTCCGGGTTATTGTTCCGTCGCTCCATCAGCGATACAAGAGGATCAGTAGCCATGTTTTATATCCTGATTTTTAAGCATTATACCTACATTGACCGTGCGGTTTCATTCAGGGACCCCACGCCACCGCCATAAGCGTAACGAGTCATGTTTCGCGCTATCCCATTAAGAGAACTGACGCCGCCGCCTGCGGCGTAACCTTCTGAACTACCGTCTTTTTTCCGCTGACCGAAAAACCCGGCCCCGCTTTGCGAAAAATGAGGCGATACAGCTAGATTATCCTTGTCTGAAGCAACCTTCTCGAACAAGAGTTTAGCGAATCCTTGGTTACGAGCATCCGGGCGCGTGTACATGTTGGATACAACACTGCCATCGTCCAAGTCTACGCCCTGAATAACACTCACCAACTTTTCATCGTCCCCCCGTACAGCGTACCTCCACGACCCGAACTCTCCTTGAAACACCTCGAATCCATTTCGCTGCTCGACTTTCTCCTCGCCAAACCTTTCCTGCATCTGAGGTGTGTTAGGCTCGTCTAGATACACCAGCAAATTCTCATTGAACCGCGTATCGCTTACGTGTGGATCACTATTGTCAAATAGCGGAGTGGCGTATGATGCGCGAGCGGTTCTAGCCGGGACCGCTGACGCGCCGGTTCTATCCCGGTTTGCCTCGTTTAACCACTTCGCTAAAATAGAACGCTGATCACCGATACCTCTGACTTTATCCGCATGGTCAGTATATGTCGTATATTTACCTTTTATACCCGCCTCGTCTAAAAAGTTACGATAGTCCTTACCGCCCGCGACAAAAACCTCACCGTATCCGTCTACTGTGTTATTAATTCGTGCAAGCTGTTCCGGGCTGTTCAAAAGGTCTTTACGACCGTCCTTCATCTTTACGTTGTAATCTTCCAGCGGGGTATCAAAACGAATCAATCCGTGTTTAGCCGATAAAACAGCCACATCCACATCTTCCGGTACGCCTGCCGTATTTAAAGTGGTAAACAAAGGACCCTTATAACGTTCACTTGCGGGTATCAGTTCTTCAGCCTTACTCTTGGTTGCACAACAGCCGACGATTAATAACTTACGTCCCTTTTTTTCATCAAAAAGACTGCCGGTCGAGGATAAGGGCCTTGTAGCCATCAAGGTTTCAGCCGGGAGCGAAGGGGCCTTTTTGGGTTTGGTTAAAACCTGAGCAGCTCCTTTGATAATGGGACCGCCTGCGGCAGCCAGAATGTCAGCGCTATCTTTCTTGGCGGGGTCAAATTGGGCGAATTTGGAGCGAATATTGGCGGGATCAAATATCACCACCTCGCTGTGCCCTTCCTTACCGTAAGATAAAATTACCCCGTCATGCCCTTTTTGTTTGAGTGCTTCCGTCCATGCGTCCGCCGCTTCGCGTCCCGCTTCCGCGCCTTGGTTGTTTGATATTGTCATTAGTCGGGTTTTTTCTGCCTGCGTGGCGTGATAGGGATTCTTTAACCTAGCCTTGAGGGGCATCACATTTGGATCACCGTAACCTCTTTTAAGCGTACTGTAAGCAGAGGCTATTCTGGGATCCGTGGTGCTGTATACCCCCGTTCCCAACCAACCAGCGTCCTTTCGGTTCGAATGACCTAGATTAAATTCGTAGATGTCATCCCGTGTCCCATGATACAAATCATATTCAGAAAACTTGTCTTTGTATTCTTGTCTTTTTGGGACCTTCTTGGGTTGGGTTAAAGACTTGACCGCCCCCTTAACGATGGACCCGCCAATGGCTTTTTTTACAGGCTCGTCCGGTAAGGGTTCGTCGCTATAGGCCCTTCTTACGCGGCTCTTCGGGTAAATTTTTTCCACCCCCGATTCCTGATCCAAAACCCTGACTTTGCCCGTCTTGGTATAACCCATGAACTCCCCAAAAATGGCTTGGTTTTTTATCTTTACCTTGAAAGGCTGCCACGCCATAGCTGCGGCCCGAACAATGCCACCCCCCGCATAAGTCATGGCCCGTGCCGTCTCGTTCAATGACCCAACGCCCCCGCCATACGCAAAACGGGACATGTTTCGCGCCGTGTCGTTTAACGACCCAACGCCCATAGGCGGTGTTTCAAAAACCTGAAGACGACTTTGTGGCGGAATATCGGTGCCTTCTACACGATCATAAGTAATACCCATTCCTTCGCCAAGATTGTCGGAATACTGCTGCGACCCCGATTCGTACGTTTGGTAAAAACTTTCCTGATCCGTGGGCCGTGCACCAGAGTCCACGTTTACGACACCACCGCCCCTGTGAAATAACTTCGGGCTCTGAAAATACGGGGATAAATCAAAATTCGGCCTATCTGTAGGAGCATACGGGTCAAGGCCCGAGCCATAAGGAAGCGACGGGTCTGCAATTCCCCCGGTCGGTATAGCGCCGTATCCCGACGGCACACCAATATTTGAAGTCCGTTCAAAACCAGCCGGTCCCGGAACCCCTGACCTTACCGGGTCATAGTCCGCATAAGTTATGGTGGGTCCGCTACGCAACTGACCTCTAAGTTGATTAAAAAAACCGCCTTCAGCGGGCTCTGGTGCAGGGGATCCTGCGGAAGACAGAAGCAGGTTCTGCGGCGACAATACCTTGGAAGCGACATCACCTACTCCACGGAATATTCCGCCACTGTCGTAGACGCTCCCTTCAACCCCTGAAGGGTATAATCCTGCGGTATTGCCGCCAAAGCTATTTTCCGCAATGTTCATCGTGGTGCCCTGCACCACATCCTTCCCGGTGGTGGGAAGAGCGCCAAATACATTGGTGGCAGATCCACCTAAATAATTTACCGGAATTGAATTTATTCCTCCGGTAAGAAGAGAAGTGCCTAGAGAAGTGCCTGCCTGCGAGGCAAAAGAAGGGGTTAACGCTGATATTCCTGATCTCAAAAGCCCTGATGTCCCGGCGGCGGTAGCGCCTCCCAACGCTTGCGGACTGTATAGACTAGCGGCTGCATTAGGATCTAATCCTAACGCTGCTGGGTTAAAGTAGTCCGGCCTGAAAGCATACTGGGCTCCACCTAATAGGCCACCAATCCCCGCACCCGTAGCAACGCCCCTTAAACTTAAATTGTTATTGAGTATCCCGCTAGTAGTTGCCCCCGCAGCCCCAGCAAGGGCTCCTGTCGCTATCGTTCCCCCTAACGTGGAGCCAAAGTACGGGGCCGCCGCACCCGCCGTCATATACGTAACCGTTGCTGCCGCTACGATTTTAGCTAAATCACCTATCCCGAAACTAAAGTTTTCCTTCTGATTATCTTCTTGATAGCCTCTAAATGTGTCGTCAATGGCTTCAAATAATTCTCGATTTGTCGCCTGACTCCAGTCCGAGATCCCGGTATTGTGTAGTAAAGCTCTTTGATAATTCCGGAAATTTTCGTAGCCTTTTTGATTGGGACTTAGCTCTGAATAGGTTTTCCACGTGTGCCGGGCGTCATCGATGTATTGAAGGGCATTAGCGCCGCTGCCATATTGCGTGTAATTGAAACGAACATTACCCCGGTCGGGGTCGTAACCGGGATTGCGCACGCCTTCGGTCAAAGCGTTGCGCTCCGCCAAATCGCGCGCACGCCGCAGACGATTTTCCTCGACAGTTATCTTGCGCTGTGCAATGGCCTCCGGTGTAAACAGCGCCGCAAGTTGCTCACTACTTAGCATACTAGCCGTAATAAACCATAGGTTTTACCGTACTCGGCGAATCTTCCCAGTCATCCGTAGGTAACTGAATAAAGTTACCCTGACGATACCGCATCAGCGCTTGCGTCATACTGTCCACCAAGTCGTCGTATTCGCCATTAGGAAAAGCAGCACACTCTTCCATGAGTTCTTCTGCCCAGCTTTCTTCGGGTGCCCATACCATGCCGCTTTCCAATAATGGCGAAATAGCATGGACCCTAGCCAGCTTATCATTCCCTTTACTGGGTGTGAAGTTGACCACGGGAATGCCGATGTTTCTTAACTCCTGAGTTAAAGGAAGGCCACTTGCCTTCGCTTCAATAATAACCGTCTCCGGTTCCCAAAAATTAAATTGCTCCAACGCAATTTCTTTTAGGTCTGGAAAATCCCAACGGCCTTTTTTGCTGTCCAGCAAAATTAAATTGGGCGGACCTCCCTCTTCAGGAAAAAATACTCCCCATGTGGTAATGGCGGAAAAGTCCGCAGTCTCACGCTTGCTGTATGCCGTGTCGTAACTCTGTATGACATACTGCAATTGCGGCACATGGTCCTTGGTCCATATTTTCCACCACTCCCTTTTCAAAATAGAAGTTTCGTCGCTGGTGGGCTGCTGTTGATACTGCGCGTTCCACTTGTATACCGGAATCGACGCGCGAACCCGCTCTAGATCCCGTAACGGCCAGTATTCCGGCCAACAAGCGTTACCCGAAGGCATTATGGCTGGAAGTTCTACCACCTCCCATTGATCTGCACCGTGGTCCTTGGCCTGTGCGCGAAGAAGCTGTGCGGTCATGTCCTTTTCGGACCAGCGCGTCTGCACCAGAACAATGGACCCACCGGGCTGCAAGCGCTGACGTGGTCCACCGGTATACCAATCCCACGCATCCTCAAAGCCGGTGTTGGACATCGCCGTCTGCTCAGAATGCGGGTCGTCGATAATGATTAAATCTCCGCCACGGCCCGCGAGGTTCGACCCGACGCCCACGGCATAGTACATACCGCCCTGATTGGTGTCCCAACGGCCCGAAGCCTTCGAATCAGAAGATAGCTGTGTGTCAGGAAAGACATCCGTGTATTCCTCGCGCTCCAACAGATTCTTGACCTTGCGGCCAAAACCGATAGCCAGTTCCGTGGTATGCGTGGCCTGAATAATTTTCATGGTGGGATCGCGACCGATCATCCACGCGGGGAACAAGAAACTGGCAAATTCAGACTTGGTGTGCCGGGGCGGCATATTAATAATAAGCCGCGTTAACTCGCCCTTGGCAATGCGCTCCAACTTATCTGCGATGGTGCGGTGATGCTCTCCAACAATGAACTGCGGCCACATGGCCCGTACAAAGGTTAAAAAATCCTGTTGGCAGACATCATGCTGCCTTAACTTCTCCAGCCTAAGCTCTAGTTTTAGGCGTTTGTCCGAAATTTCAACCGATTCGACGGGTAATATATTCATTGTTCCACGTGGAACATCTATAAAGATTCAGAAACAGAATAATGTATCGATGTAACATCGATAGGTTCAATAAATATAGGCGTCTCTTCTCCGGGAAACGAACCCACAACATTATATTCCATGTGATCAAGAGCCTCTTCTTCAGTCATGTCGTCACGTTCCATCAAAATTTGAACGCACTTTGCATAGTCGTAGGCCATCACATCCGGATGACCCGACTTTCGTGCTAGGCCTAAAATGGCCTCCTCAAAGCCGTCGGCAAACACGAGATAGTCTTCCAGTTGGTTCTCCCAAGTGGGGATCTTTATGTCCATGACTCTTTTTTCCCACCAAAATATTCTCGCGCATGGCCTTCTTTGATTAAAATCGCACAGACACTTTGGTTTTTTTCCGTCATAGGAACCCCTAAAATACGACCAAATTTCCCTTTTTCTTTGTAAGTCTCTAACAGGAATTTTTCGGGGATCAACTCAACTACCCGCGCTTTGGCGGCCAGTCCAAGTGCCTTTTCTTCTAAATTTCGAGTACGCGATTCTGGCGTATCAATGCCCCGGAAGCGGACGCGCTGCTTGCGTATCCAAACATCAAAGCCAAGGTCAATGTCACAGTCGAGGGTATCCGCGTCGATAATGCGTACGAGCGTCGCTGTGTAAACATAGGGATTAAGTTGTTTTTTTGCCATTATTTTGCCAGTGGGTTTTCTAAAGCCGCTTTTATGCGTTGATCGAGTTTTTCCTCCAGTGTGTCAATCTGTTCATCAAGCTTCGTCACTTTGTTATCAACGCGCAGTTCAAACGCATTAATTAGATCGCGAACATCTTCGACATTGTTGCGATTTCTACCTTCCTGACGATCAATGTTTTTGAAGACTTCCGTGATGTCATCCTTCAATTCGAGCTTCATATCGCTCAGATCGGAGCGCATATCCCCTAAAAGATCTTTGAACTGCCCTACGATCTGCTCAACAGCATCATTTTCCTTCTCAAAAACAGCCAACGTCTGCTCGATTCCAGATAAATCTGGAGCCGTATATGAGTCGATTTTTTCTTCCATGGCCGTATAGCGAGCATACGCCTCGAAACCACCCCAAATTGCACCACCAATCGCACCCAGCAATGGCACCAACAGCAATAGTTTGCTGCCGGAAAACTTGATTCCGCTATACTCTATTTCTGCCATTGCATTTCTACCAACCGATTCATGTCTTGATTTGCTTGAGCTGAAAACCACATCGACGCTGGATGATCATAATTCGTCCCCCCGTCGAGCTGGGCTGGCGCATACCACGATTGTAAATCTTCTAATTGCGTCGGCGCATACGTCGCCGCTGACATCTGCATCACGCTCAGTGCCGCACCTTGCATAGCGGATTCATAATTTTGGCTCAACGTCGCCATGACTCTTGTGCTTATTTTTTTCACTAGGCGTTGCTTCTTAGCTTTTGCCTTTTCTTTTGCACTGACTTTCTTCTCAGGCTCTGTTTTTTTATCCGGGCCGGAAGCTACACGCGTTGGTTCCTCGGTACGTTCTTGTTCCGTCCCTGCGGACTCTGGCTCAGAGCTTCCTTCTGCCTCCGCTATTTCCGGCCCCTCTTCCGCTTCTGCGGTCTCCACTTCCGCTACTTCTGACTCAGGTTCAGTCATTTCCGTTTCTACTGGTTCCGGCTCTGCTTCGGCAACTTCCATCGCCACTGGCTCTGAATCTATTGCGTCAACCTCGGCCACTGCCGCCTCCATTTCCGGCATTTCTTCAAAAACCTCGGCCACCGTGGATTCCGGCATTTCTTCAAAGCCCATGCTATCCATGCTATCCATAGACTCTACCGTATCAATCGACTGTAAAGTATCTACTGATTCTAGCGAACTAGTGCTCGTATCCTCTGTGGAGGTGTCTACAACAGGTAAAGACGTAACTGTTTCTGACTGCACATCGACTTGGAACGAATCAACAATATTACCCGTCCCAGCTTCTGTTAAAGTCACTGTCACTGTGTCCCCTGTGCCCACTATTTCGCTGAGCACCGGATTACTGAATATTTCTTCTGCATCAACAACAAAAGTTTCGTCCGGCTCTGGTTCTTCCAAAACTATTTCAAGCTCGGGCTGCTCCATGTCGTCATCAAGAATTTCCTCAACAACATCATCCATGTCGTCTTGCACAATAGTCACTATTTGTTCAGTGATATAACTAATCGCGTTATAGCCCGTCGTAAGCCACGGATCGGTAAATTGAGGCCCATACAAGCCGCTCGGATACCCGGCATCTTGGCCGTACAGCTCAATCAACGCCGTTAACTCACTCCACGAATTTTCGACAACTGTCTGCTCAAATTGATAATCGCGTAGTCCTCCATAATCCAGTACGAACTCATGCTCGTATTCCTGAACAACAGTTTCGCCATCGTGCAGCGTCAGCGTTAAATTAAAATTATCCTGACAATCGCCATTGGTCTGGTCACACGTTGGCAAAACCGAATTGCTCGAATGCGAATCGACAGTCACTCCGTACTCTAAATCGAAACCCGCGTTAATTTCTTCAATTGTCATGGTTTCAGTCAAATCGACAGTCGTACTGTATATACCACCCTGCGCTCCGGTACAGGCTTCTCCGGGCTGGCACCCCGATCCATTGCCCGTTAATGTCGCATCGCCGCTGGTTGTAAACGCAGCAAGCCCCGGTAGCAAATTACCAGAAACAGTTGGCGTGAGAACTTGAGTCGTGACTTCTTCGATCACTTCCTCAGCCGACACAGAAGCGACTAAGAAAAATAAGGCGACCGCTAATCGCATCGCTGACGCCCACCGGTTTCTTGGCAGTACACGACGCTACCACCGGGGCCTCTGACCCAGCCACTCGGTTTCTCCTCCTTGTCGCCCGTCGATTTAGCCGCCTCCCTTTTTCGATAGGCTTTTTTATCGGGTCGCCTATCTTCATTCTCTTGCCACAGCGTCAAAGAGTCGGCACCGATTTTGCCGTCGTAAGGACAAGGCGTTCCCGCCATTTCCATGGCCTCGAACACGCGCTTGTCTTGGCAAAGAAGGGACACACCCGCTACTTTCATGCCCATTACCCAAAGAGAACGAGCGAGCTTCATACGCTCACAATTCTTATCTCGAATCGTGGTGCCAGCGGCGAAACCTAATATTTGCGTCTGAACCGCTGCGCTTGCAGGAAAAGAACAAACGTCTTGGTTATTCAGAACAATATTTGGCGCGGAGGCGGTTGGGGGCGTACGATCAATTGTCGTCGTACCCGTCACCGTAGAAGTGATGGTGTTAGTACCTACGCTTTGCCCGAAAGCTAAAGCGGAAACGGTGCATAAATAAATAGCAAGAAATAAGCGCATTAGGCGCTCCGATCAGTAAGTGATCTTAAACTGACCCTGCAAACCTTCATCTGCAGAACCATTCACAGACCATATCTTAATAGTCACCTTGGTACTGCCAAAATTCGTTTTGATGGAAAAAGACTCGCTCTGGCCCGTGGGTACACAATCATACTCCTTTTTCCAACCCTGCGAGCTGGATACTTGGATATTCCATGTGCCGTCAGGAGAAATAATGGTGCCGCTCACTTTGACGGTCGTGCCAACCGTCGCGTAACTCTTTGACTCCTCCCACTCGCCACTACTGTCCAAAGTGAAACCCATCGTGTCCGAGGACCCATCGCGGATCAAACCATCGGGCAACTCATCTTTCCATGAAATCATAACTACACCCCCGCTAAAGACCTCTTCATAGTCTCTCATAGTGTCCAATCACAACGGTTTACCACTTCGTTTTATGTGACCAGTATTTAGCACTGAACTTATCACTGCTTGGTCCGTGCCTCGCATAATACGATTTTTTCCGCGCCTTCTCTTTTGCGGACTTAGGATTTTTACCGGCACCGCGCACACCCTGCTGACCAAAACGTATCGTTTTTGTTTTGTCACCCTTTTTAGCAACCACCACGTGCGATTTTGTGGGGTGATTCGGCGTTCTTTTAGGCTTATTGTAGCCCGTAACGCCCGCTCTTTTTAATTTAGGGTCTTTGGCTTTCACGCGGTCTTCCCGCTACGTGGCACACCTGCTGCCTTTAGCTTTTTTAAATGATCACCCCACTTTTCCCCTAGCTTTGCCCCCTTCCCTAGTGGCATAAGGGATAATTTTTTAGATTTCCATGTAGCTTTTTTCTTATTAGCCATGCTGGGGCTACCCCTTAAAAAGACGGGTCAGGGAAAAATACACAGCGTACTTGAATCCCCTCCAAATGACCACCGAAAACACAGATAACCGCCTGCGAAGACTCAGGGTAAAGGCGTCACGGGCCACGGGCCAAGGTCTATACCGCGTTATGGGTTTATATGGGGCAGTAATTCTATTACATATTTTTACGTAACATTTGTCAGAAACTTGCACCTTGTGCACGCGGGGCGACGGGGCGGTGGCCGCGAGGGAAAAGCCTTGAAAATCAATCAGTTACACGCGAAACCTGACTCGCTTTAGAAGGGACCCTGAAATCGGAACGGACACCGCGCGGCGCGGACAATCGTCACCGGATCGCGGACACCGGTGCTCGGTGCTCGGTGCTCGGACCACCACCACCGGGGCGAGCGGACCACGGACCACGGACCACGGACCACCACCACCGGGGCGAGCGGACCACGTACCACGTATTACGAACCCGGTAGCTTTTCGCCGGCCCCACGGCCCACGGGGCGAGCCCAGTATTACGGGCACCGGGCGAACCGGGCACCGGGCGAGCTGCACCGGGCGAGCGGCACGAGCGAACCGGGCGAGCTGCACCACCGGGCGAACCGGGCACCGGGCGAACCGGGCACCGG